CTGGAGTGGCCAAAGAAACATGGATAGATCGCAGCACAGAAACCCAATCAACTACCACATCAATATCTGTCTTTACACAATAACAGGAATATTGATATTAGCACTTACAGGTTCCACAAAAAGTAAAGCACAACAAGCACCTTCCAATACAAATATTGCAGGACCTTCAGCATCAGCTACTGGTAATGTTACTAACCAGGCAGTTCAAGTATTACAAGGTCCGTATGCAGTCAACACTTATGGTGGAGGAGTGAGTTGTCAAGGAGCAACATTTTCATTATCTCCTTTCGGAATGAGTGGAAATAATAGTAGTGATGATCCAGAATCATTCACATCACGAAATGGTAACTGGGGAATTTCTGCTGGACTTAATATTCCATTAGATGGAAATTTAATGGACCTATGTAAGAAAAGAGCAGAAACTGAAATTGCTAGACAACAAGCAGAAACTGATAAAGCAAGATTAGATTTTGAACTCGTAAGATTATTAAAATGTGGTGAAGCACATAAGAATGGGATAATGTTCCACCCAGAAAGTCCTTACTATAAAATCTGTGCTGATGTTGTAGTGAAGTATCCAAGAGTTGAGGATGTGGTCAATGGAACCAATACAACTAATTGATAATTCAAATTTAAGACCCATAATCGGAAATAATCCGATTAACATTCCAAACTCAAACACCAATAGAATTGCTGGTCCTTCTGTAATTTCTACTATAGAAAGACCATCAATTCGTGGTGTTGAAACACCAGTAGTGCGTGGGTTAGAAGTACCTATTATAGATGCCCCAAATACTACTATCAAGTATCCAGTTATCAATGTTCCAACTCAAGCAGAGTTTGATGCTGCAGTAAAAGCAGAACGTGAAAAACAACAACAGGAAGAAAAACCAAAAGAGAGGGGATTACCTGACACTACTCCCCCACCTCAACTACCTCAGGTTGCTGAAACCCCCCCTGCTCAAACCCCCATTGCTGAGATACCAGCAGATAAACCAACCACACCAACTTTTAGTGTTTATGGTGTCGATATTAATTTACCTGATCCTTCTCTTGTTGCTACGGCTGGTGCTGTCGCAGTAGTCACTACTGCTGCTACAATAGCATCTACAACAGTTCTTAATGCATTAAAGAATGCTGCTGAACCAATGATTAAAGAAGCAACTAAAAATAAATTTAAAATTAAAATCAAACAAGTAAAGCCAGTATTACACTATGTCCTAGCAGAAGGTGGACATGTAGATGTTTTCGAATACTCTGCAGAAGGAACTCGTTTAGTAGAACAAGTATCTAATGTAGAGCAGTACATCAGAGACCAAGTTGAAATCAATGCTCTCTACGAGATTGATAATAAAATTATTATTGACGATATAATCAAAGATAAATTTACAAAAGAAGGCAAAGAAAGATTTAAACCTCTCTTTGCCCCTGCTAAAAAAATTGCTAAGAAATTATCTGCTAAATTCTCAATCTGAAGTAAATTTAGAAATAATCCATACAACAACCATTGCTGGTAATTGAACTAAAACGTTATAAAGAATTTCTAGAAAGATATTATCCTTCTCTTCTTTACGTCTATCCTTTGCTGGTGCCTGAGACATTGTGTAACACCGTAAACAAATCTTTACTATTTAATAAAAAGTATGCAATTGTAAAGATTTTTTAATCATTTTTCGTGTGGGTCTCCTAACAAATTATTTTTTTCTTTTTGTTTCCAATAAAGCAAAATCTTTTTTCTTAGTTCCACCATCATATTCCCACGCATATCCTTCAGCAATCATTTGATTATTAACAGAGACTTCTTCTCCGTTGATAAACAGATGCCCAATGATACGACCATACTTCTCGGTACTATCAGGTAGTTCTGTTTTGATAAGAATGTCTTTGGCACCTTCTAATTTGTGCTTGAGCCATTCCTTAACTTCGAGACCAAGTTTCTTTTCAAAAGCATCAGTCGTTCTGCTCTCTGGGGTATCGATACCAGCAAGACGAATTCGCTTAGTAAGGGAGATATCAAAACCCAAATCAATGTCAGCGTCAATAGTGTCGCCATCTACTACCTTGTGAACTGAGCGTATTCTATAGACGTAAGGATCTTTGTCAGCCATTAGAATGGTAATTTAAACTTCTCAGTATTTAGTTTAGGAATAGGTAATTTTTCAAATGCTTTTGTTACTTGTTTTTCTACCACAGCACCAACAAATTCTTCTGGATTATCTATAATTTTTTGTGCTTTCTGGTAAGTAACATAAGCACCATAAGCAAGTGCTCCGCTAATCGCTAGACTTGTTGCTGATAGAATGATTGCTATGTTTTTCATCTTTCATCTCCTCAGATGCTAACTTTAATATGTAGTAAATACAATATACCGTAAAAGAAAGTCCACAACTTAATATTACTACAACCCCCCAAGGAAATTCACTCATCAATACTTACCTTCAGTACAATACTCTACTCTTTTATTTGGATAGTATGGATACTTTCCTTCTTGTGGTTTCATAAATCCACATCCAATTAACCAATCCATAGTCATAGGAGTTGGGCGAATTTGATCCCAAAGAGGACCTTTTGCACACATCTCCAACTTTTCAGCAGTTACATTTGATTGCTCTTCTGCCCAGTTAGCATCTGCTTCCCAAGGTACAGCACGACTTTGCATCATAGATTCATAAGTCAGTCTAGTATTTTTCATAATCCAAGCAGGAATTTCACTATCTTGATGAACCTGTGCCATAAATGAAGTATTTAATCCACCACCCATACAATCCTGAACAACGTGCCATCCTTCGTGTCTCATTGTTCCTAGAAACTCTCTTGGATCTTTAAGAAGAGTTTCATTAACAAAGAAACGATTGTAGTTTGGTTTATATAATCCTACTGTTCTTGGTGTAAAGTATCTTTCTTGTGCAACATAAACAGGCACATTTACAGAATCAAGAGCAGTAATAATTCTTTTTAGTTCTTCTCTGAATGGAGTAAAGTCTTCACTTTTTAATAATTCAGAATCAATTGTAAGTTTTTCAATTCCTTCAGTACATTCCAAAAGTATCATACAACCCATTGCGTCCAAACTATAAGGTCTTACTGTAGGTTGTTTGGGTTCAAGTGATGCAGCAATTGCTGGAAATGATAAGGTTAGTGATAAACCGATTGCTGTTAGGATTTTTTTCATTCATCCCACCATCCTTCTTCTCTATGAATCCAGACTTTCAAATCTTTTACATACTTTCTCAAGATCTGGGCCTGTTCTTCATGCCAAAAATCACCCGTCTCTATATAGAGACGGGTGTGATTGTCTATTGCTTGGAGTATTTTATGGATTGAAGCATTCCAACATTCCCTTTTAGGGGTGTTCCATTCTCTTGGCATGGGATAACTAGTGAGTGTACTTCATTATAACGTAAGTATTCAAGTTGACATTGACCTGGAGAAATTTCCATATATCCAACTATCATAAAAGCAATTAATTCCATTACTTCTTCTTACCACCATTCTTTGCTTTTTTAGAAGTAGCATTACCTTGGTTCTGCTTGGATTGTTTTCCTCCAGCAGATCCTTTCTTACCTTTGTTTGCTGATTTTGCCATTAGGCTCCTGTGCGTGGTTGAACAAATCCTTCACCATCTTCTACTTTAGTTTCCAATGCTTCAACTCTTGCTTCAAGAGTTTCTGGTGGTGCTTCGGGGGCAGGTGGTTCTGGTGGAGTTTCTACAAACTCCTCTTTTTTTGGTTCTTCTTTTTTCTCGTCTTCATCATCACCACCTTTCTTCATTGTATTGATACCAAAAGTGGCAGCAGATGCGGTAAAAACTGTTGCAATAAATGTGGGGTCCATCTTAGATAGAGTGCCAGCATAGCTTGCAGTGAGAAGAGCAGCAGACCAACCCAAGATACATATACGAATTAATTGTCCCATAGCATTTTCGTTTTTCTTAGTAGTCATTTTCCTTTGTGAATAGGGTTAACCTTTTTTCCAAGATTCACCTTCTGCTTTTCTTCTACGAGCAAGTCCTGCTTCTACATTTGAACCAGGATTTCTGTAGAGATATAAAGCATCGGGAACTAAGTCCCATTCTTTATTCTTCAGTCTCTTAGTGATAGTATTAAAATCTCCAGAA